ATCTTTAATTTCATATGTCAAAGGATCAAATCCAGACTCTAGCAAAGTTGATAAAGTTTCCTTCCTTAATCTAAACTTGGGGTGACTAGAATCTAGTGCATAATCGATTGCATCAGTTAATGGGTCCTTTCCATTCAACTGTAAATTAACATTAATCATTCTTAAAGCTTCATTGTAAGTTTTAGAGGATTTGCAACTTTGTTCTTGATTTTTAAACAAATTCATATCCTCATGTAAAGAGCCACCCCTAGCCAAAGCAATTCTATAATGGAATGAATCACTAATAGCATTTGGAGTGACCTTATAAACAACACAAGGTGCATAAATGTTACGCCATATAAATTTGTAATTATTACGCTCTCTATACCTACAAAGCTTAGTAAAATGACACTTTGGACACCTAAGGGAAATGTGTTTACCATATCTATCACAAACTAATGGAGTTGCGCACATAACTTGTCTTTTCAAAAATTTGTTGTAAAAATATTTACAACATAAAGGCTTAGAAAAGTCAAACCGTGCATCAACATCATCAGTACTTTTACGAGTTCTAGGGTAAACGCGGTTAAGATACCTAAATGCTTGATTGTCAATATATGGTGCACTTGCAGTGCAGTCCGTGGGCAAACTTTTATAAATCCCTACGAAATCCAGGCCCACGACTGGTTTCGGGACACCTACTTTGATTGAATTAATGACTTCACATCCTTGGGGTACGCCAACCTCCTAAGGATTGAGTGTAAAGCCATACAATTCAACACAACTGTGCACGTATTACTAAGCACAGTCAACCTGTTAATATCCTTGTCAAATTCATACTCTTCTTGGTACATACTCATAACCTCCGAATATACCATTTCGTAGGTGTTGAGATTCACAGTCTTGGTGTACATTTTAGTTACCATTTTCCGCACAATTTGCTGATAAACTAAGCCTTTTCTGAATGAATTATAACCAGCCTTCTCAAGCAGATTAATACATTCACTTGGTCTATCTAAATATTCACCATTGTGCATAAAGGAAGGAATAGGTCTACCCTCCAAAAGGAAATTAATATAAAATGTAAAACCACCCAGAGATTCCATACGACGGTCTATCTCAAGTGACAGCTTTGACATAGGATATATAATGTTAACATCTCCACATCTGTGGTAAACAACCATAAGGATACCAATACCAAAGATAAAAAGTGCAACAAAATACAATAAGCTAACATATTGATGCAGTAAAACAATGAAAAACAAATTTAAACAAGCACTTAAACCTTCAAAGTTTAAATATCTCACAGTAGGTAATCTGTAAAATATGTAAACTTCTTTAGTAAGACTTTCATCTGCCTCATTCGCATCTGAATCTGAATTTAAATCATCGTTATCATCATCGTCATCGTTAGCTTCCACCGGAATAGGTGTAGGTGTTTGTGAAGGGCCGCCAAACCCTTCACTCTCCGAGATGTCTCCTACATCACTGGGCGCTACCCATTTAACATCTG